GCAGAAATGGCCAATGCTTACGGTGACCTTGCCAAGCAGAACTATCTCGCCACTAAGGGAGTGACGTCGGCTGAAACGGCTACATCAACTGCACAAGGACAGGTTGTGGAACAAGTCCGCAACGCCCGTGCTTATGAACTTGCTGCACAGCACCAAGTCCCGTTCGCTGAACTACAGGCGATTAACGACCCTAACTATATGGAACTCCACGCTAAGTCATTAGCACGGACGGCAAAGTTAGAGTCGCAACTCGCTAAAGGTAGTGGCGCACAGGTATTTGATTCAAGTAATCCTGAGGCCGAAGTCGCACCGTCAGATGACGTGCGAATACTAGACGCTTACGCCGCTGGCGACACTCGTGTCAACAGAGACATGGCATCCGCCGCTTCTAAACGGTTAGGCATGTCAATCTTCTAGCCATCGGCAGAGGAATCAAAATGGCCACACAACTACAGACAAGTACAACGTCCGTGTTGCAACAGATGTCTCGCATCATGCTTGTAAAAGCACGCGAAACTGAAGAGCACAACATGCCCGTTGTAAGCCTCATTGAGAGGTTCAATCTACCTAAAGGGCACTATCAGCTTGATATCCCTAAGGTAGGCACGATGACCGCATCCGATCTGGATGAGGGTATCGACATGACTGATACGGAAGACATCAACCCATCGATTGTTTCGGCAACGACGGCTGAGGTCGGCCTTAAAGTCATCGTGACTGACATTCTGCTTCGTCAGAATAACGAGTCAGTCTTCAGCATTATCGGTCGTCAGATGGGTACTGCTATGGCTCGCAAGAAGGACACTGATGCAATAGCGCTCTTCACCGGACTTAACGGTGGAACTGAATTTGGTGCCGACGGTGCCGACTTCACGCTGGCTAACGCTTCGGCATGTATTGCCAAGGCTAAGTCAGCAAAGATGGGATCGCCTTTGTTTATTGTCCATCACCCTAATGCGATCTTTAAGTTCATTAGCGGCTTCTCTGGACCTATCGCTTCTGGCGGTAACCTGCCTAAGCCGTTCAGTGCTGACGCTCTGACGGACTTCTGGACTGGCATTAAGGTCAGTGGAGTACCGTTCTTTGAAGATGGAAACATCGCAAAGACTGCAAGCGTTGACTCCGGATTCGGTGTTATCGCAAACAAGAACGCTATGGGCTACCTTGTCGCCAAGGGTAAGTCTGAGGAACGACAGCGAGACATCTCGCTTCGTGCATGGGAAATCGTCATCACTGAGGATTACTCTATGTTTGAAGTCGATGACGGCCTCGGTGCTGCTCTGGAATACGAAATTGGTGACTTGGCAACGTCTTAGTCTAGGTAGGTAATTAATGCCCGGTAGGAAAATCAAGATCACAGATGATTTGCGAGAAGTGCTTAGGCGCTCTGGCTATACACCTGTGACCATGCAGGTTTCAGGAGTCAAGAAAGTCACCCTCTACAAAGAGGTTGACGGAAAATGGCTCCCTATGCCTAACATGCCGGGTGACCCGCACAGTCTCCAGAAGTACCTCTCTAGAGGATTCCTTCTGGCGCCTCCAGGGTCTAATACCACTGAACACCCTGACTACGTTGTTAGTGACCCTCATGCAACACGGGAGATTGACACGGCACAGCCGAAGAAGTCTCCCGTGGCTGCTGAGGATCAGGGCGAATTCCACTGCGATGTGTGTGTTGATGACGACCGAGTATTCACGTCAGTGCTTGGCTTGAAGACACACCGCCGTAAGAGTAAAGTCCACAAATCTATCGTTAAGGCCGCGACTGAAGGCCTTGTAGCTGTTACCTAGGACCGAGCTACTTATTTAAACGGACCTAGCTGGGTTATCAAACCCTAAGGAAAATCATGGCATATCCAGTAGATGTGTACGGAACTCCTGGTCAGGAAAAAGAAACCTCGACCACAAAGAAGCGCGCATTAGGCACGGTTCTTCGCACAGGTAATGGCCGAGAGTACGCCTACTCCCTAAACGGAGCAGTCGCTCTTGCCCCAGGCAAGATTGTTGCCACGCCTCAACCTACCGCTAACCACGACATGGACTTAGTAACCGCAGCTAACGCTGTCGGTGCGACTACTTTCGTGGCTACTCTTGGTGCAACAGCGGCAGTTAAAGACCTGTACACAGACGGCAGCGTCTTTGTAAACGCTGTTGGTACAGCGGGTGTGGGAATTGTTTACCAGATCGACTCTCACGAGGCAGTTGATGCTGGGGGTGTTATAACTCTCAAACTCGCTGGTACTGAGAAGATCATTACGGCAACTGACACTGACAGTGAGTCGAGTATCCGACCGAACTCGTATGCAAACATTGTGGTTACTCCGACTACAGTTCTTAACCGAACTGTTGGAGTTGCTACAGTTCCAGTTGCTGCTGCCAGTTACTGCTGGGTCCAGACAAAGGGACCTGCACCAGTTCTCATCAGCGGCACTGTTGTCGTTGGGCAGCACATTCGAGCAGCAGGTGCTACCACAGCCGGTGCTGTGATGGCACTAAACCGTGACGGGTCTGCTGAAGACGAGCAGGAACTCGGTGTCGTAATGGCTCCGATCTCCGTGACGACTGACTACGGTTGGGTTTGGCTCAACATCGCGTAATAAGCAGGGGGCTGCCTTTGGGTGGCCCCCGCTTTATTTCCCCTACGGGGTGGCGGCAAGCCTAAGTTTTAGCTCCCCAGGCTGCTTGGTGAGTCGCTGAAAGGAAGCATGAAACTATCTTTACCCTTCGGTAAGAAGAGAGTCCTAGTCCCTCCGTCCACTACTGAAAAGTACGGCTTCAAGCATGTCGAAGAAGACACCTTTTACGTTGGACCTAAAGCCACGCCGGTATACATCCCTGGCGCTTCTACCCTCTACTCACAAACGCAACTTGATGAGATTCTTGCTTGGCAGACAGAGCGAGAAGAGGAGCAGTTCGCAAAAGACCAGAAACGAATTGCAGAAACGGCTGACGTCACGGCTGATGAAGTAAGAGAGCTGCAAGAAGCCCTTAAAGCTAGGGTAGTATGGGAAGATAAGCGCAGGATAGCCAGGGGAGAACTACCAGAAGCTCAGGGAGATGTCCTCTAATGCCCGTAATGCAAGCAATCACACGTGCTGACACACGGCAAGCAGCCGGAGAGGAACTGGGCGTTGTCTATATTGGTCTTACTACCTCAGGGGTCGACACCTCCTCAGTCGTTGACACTAACATCATTGGTGGAACAAACGACCACGTCGGCAAATGGATCAGGCTTGCTTCAGGAACTTATTCTGGAGAGACTCAGCGAGTTACCGCTTTTAACGGAGCGGGAGATCTCTCTACTAACGCGTTCTCTGGGACAGTTGCCTCAGGAGTCACGTTCGAACTATGGGAAGCCCAAGCAGACCCACGGCAAGTAGACCGGATGATCAACACGGCTATTACCCAGCGTACAGCTAGGGGCGTTGTCGTAGATGAAGACATCTCACTCCACTCTCACCAACGTACTAGCTCCTACGCCCTTCCAGGCAGCCTTGTCGGTATATCTTCTATCAAGTACAGGTCTTCATTTGTTGGAGAGGTCTTAGACGACACGCAAGTTGCGTGGAGTGAGTCAACAGGAACCAGCACAACTACATCCACTGACTCAGAGGACTATCGCTATGGCGGTTCTAGTATGCGTATCGACTACACAGGATCTACTAATGGAGTCATCCTTACGTCGCAAGCGGTTACGTCAACCAACCTATCCGGACACGACTACTGTGAGTTCTGGATTAAAGCTGACACCGCAACAGCCGCCGCCGATCTTAGGCTCGTTCTATCAGCCAGCGCTAACGGTGGAACCGAAACAGACTACGTAGATGTCCCGGCACTAGCCGCAAGAACCTGGACCTTTGTCAGGGTTGCGCTTAATAACCCTGAAAACAACACGGCAATCATCTCAGTAGCCTTGGAATACCACGCCAACGCAGGGACTAATACCATCTGGCTCAACTGGGTAAAGGTGACGACTGACAACATGGGGAACTGGGAAACACTGCAACGAAGTCAGTGGGACATTGATTCTGAGGCTAATGAGTTTCGTATCGTATCTGATGGTCGTTATACCTTGGGTAGTTCTCTTTTGAATATCATAGGCTACCGATTGCCAGCACTTCCCTCTGTTGACAGTAGTCCTATAGAGCTCTCTCCTGATCTTATTAAGGCCCGTGTTATTAGCCACGGCAAGATGTCCTTAACCCAAGGCGCTAAGACCGAGCGCGACAATCTTCGTCAAGATGCTGAATACTGGGAGCGTCAGGCAGCGACCGCAGAGGTCGGGCTGCCTTTAATTAAATCAGGAACGAAGTTCTCCTAATGAAAATAAAATCTGGCGTTACCAACGTATCTACGTCAGGGACTGCCGTCCAACTAAGAAACACGGCAGAGGTCGTGATACGTATATACCTCACCCCGCTTGTAGCTAACACAAGTCACGTCTACTTCGGGGACTCTACTGTTGAAGGTTCAGGAACAGTCAGCGGTATAGAACTTCCTAAAGGGTCAACCACCTCAGAGCCAATCGTTATCGACTTTGCAAAGAACGGGCAAGGTGGAGTGCAGTTTAAAGATCTGTATGCAGATGCGGCTACAGACGGTGACGACTTAGCGTGGATGGTGGTAATTCAGTAATGGCACTACCTTCCCCAAGCATTTTAACTGACCCTTCTGTTGTAGCTGGCAACGAGGTATCCCTTGGTGGTTTCCGATTTAGGGTAACGACCCCGCCTAGACGCATACTCACATCTATCCATGCACCAAGATTCACCAGTGGTGACACTCAGCGTGGAGCAGACCAGAGATCTTCGGTCTTACCGTGGAACGACTGGCG